TTCCAGGTTGATATGAAAATACTTTTGTAGTTTCTCTAATAATTGAACACCCACTTGTAGTTCCAATCCCAAGATTAACTAAACCTTGTGCTGTTACAAATCCAACTGTAGATCCTGTTCCAACAACCAAACTTGACCAAAGATTATTATCTCTATATCTGTGAGATGAATCAAAAAGTGTAAGTGGAGTAGATACTCTTTGTCTACCAAATGCATCAATTGCTATTGGTGGTAACGTAACTGGAAATGGATTATCAATTGTAACTTGTTGTCCATCTCTCGTTGCAATATTATTAACTTCAAATAAACTTCTTTCTTGATTTAAATAATCTTGAGTTGTTATATTCCACTGTGCCATTATCAATCAATCCATTCTAACTTTGATGGGTGATATCTTTTTGTTTTTGTGATATTAAAATTTTTTTCTTCTGCCGGATAAATTTGGTGAACGATTGCTCCAGGATATTCTCCCTGAAGTTGTTCACCCAAATCTCTTTTAGAAGGAATACCATCTTTTGTGACAAGTTCCATCCTATAAAGATTTCCCTGCCACATTACATCCGCAACATACTCTTCACCAACTTGCTGAGATTCTGGTTGAGAATTTAAATATAAATTACCATTAAAATCTCCAGCGATATTAATTGATTCGGAAATAAATTGCTTAAAAGATTTCATGTCACTCTTCTGCTACGTTACCGAATAATGATGCAGCAACAGCAGGTCTTAGAGCGTCAATTTTTTCTGCAGATTTTGCAAATAAAATATCCTTAATTTTATCGCTTATTTGTGAAGGTGATTCACCTGCCACAATACTATCCATGAGTTCATCCATATTTTTAAGTAATTAACTATAGTTTATTTAGATTCCTTTTTCAGTTGGGGGGTTTGTTCCCTTTTCATCAACAGAAGGTTCTACAGGAACTTTTCCAGATTCCCCGTCTATATTCCCTTGCGTTGGGATTGGTAATCCAGTTTCTGGATCAATAGGAGCATTAGGATCTGGAATTTTACCAGATTCAATTTCTTGTTTGATTAAGATATCCTGCTCTACAATTTCCTCATCAGTTTGTCTGAGAATCTTTCTTCTTACATAGTCTTGAGAATAATATTTACCAATATATGGTTCTGCAGTAGCAGCCATATTCAATCTCTCAGTCATCAATTCCGCTTCTTTTAGTTCTGAGAAGTGATTATCATATAAGAAATCATATTGAATATGCTCTCTCATTACCTTCCAATCTTCTGGAGTAATAATATTTTTGAGAATCAATTGTGTCTTTAGCATATCACTAAACATGTTAGAAAATCTCTTTCTCAATCTCCCAACAAATTTTGTGAATTTTAATTCATCACGAAGAATCTCAGAAGAACGACCAAGATTAAATCCTCCTTCTCCACCAATTCTTGTAGGAGGAACATTTAATGAACGATAAAGTTTTTCTTGGAAATACTTAATATCTGTGATTTCTCCAAGATTCTGACCACCGGGAAGTGTAGTGATTTCAGTACCTCTACCACCTTCGCGGCGAGGTAGCCAGAAATCCTCAAGCATACTCATAAATTTCTTATCATCACGAACTTCTCCAGTTGATGCATCATAGACTAGTTTATTACGATAACGCATCATAACATCACGAAGATATTGTTCCGCTTTTACTTTAGGGAGATTACCTACGTCAATATAAAAAATTCTTCTTTCTGGGGCACGAGATAGTCTATAAATTACGAGACTATCTTCAATCATTCGGAGTTGATTGAGTGACTTGATTGCCTTATGTAGATATGAAAGGCAAGTTCCTTTATTTCTATCTACTAAACCTGAAGTGCAATATGCAATAGAATCTCTTGCAATTTTTATTCCCCCATTCTGAGCTGGGGAAGCGGCAGTTGCTTGTCCTCCCATAGCACCAACTGGATAAGATGCTTTTGGATTAAAGATAAAATATTCTTCAATTTCAGGAAAATCATAATCCATAGGATTATTAATATTTGCCTGCACATAATTAGAATTATCGTTCTTTTTCTTCTTTTGCTGACGCACATAACGCATTTTCATAGCGTCTATGTAACGAAGTTCTTGAATACCTTCTTGAGGATTTTTTATATCAATTACTTTATGATAGTAAAGTCTTCCATCGATATACCAGTTTCTATAAATCTCATGAGATTTTTTATCAAAATCCAATAGTTCTAAAATATGTTTAAATTCTTCTCTAATTTTTTCTTTTATACCATCACTGGCATTTAAATTAGATAATTCAATTTTTACTGGAGAATCATTTGTATCTGAAACAATCGCTTCATTTACAATATCCTCAATTGCACTGTCTACTTCCGGATGAAGCGCCATCTCACGATAACGCTTAATCATTTCAAATTCAGTCCTGTAGACACCTTCTATGTCCACATAAGAACCAAAAAATCCACTTGTTAAATAATGATCAACCCCGTCCTCATTATTTTGAGGAACGGGGGATACTACATTAGGTGATTGGTTCTCATTATCATCAATTGAAAATCCAAATAGTCTTGCCATTATTAAAAATTTAACTTATTCTGTACTATTTATAAGTTAAACCAAAGGATCATTAGAAGCATTAGTATTTCCTGCTGTTTCAGGAACCCACCATTGAACTTGGAATTCTACAGTAAATTCTTCAATAGTATCTGAGGTATCATATGACAAATCAATTTGTGATATATTAGTTGGGAATATATCATAAAATTTATATTGGGCAATAGGCTTCAATCCTTGTCCAGCGTACTTACCAAAACCAACGTCAGAAGCATTTCTTCCAAGTTGTTTTACTGTAGCACTTGCCATATAATCATTAGGATTAGCAAATCCACTACCATCACTATATTGACCAATTGATTGCATCCATGCTTCCATAGCATTTCTAATCACAAAATCTTCATCATTAATAACAGTTACTGTCCAAGTATCAAATGTTCTATCTCCTGCAACTTTAAAAATACGACCTCGGAATGGAACATCAATTGGTGCAATATTTGATGCTGGTAAAGCAGCAGCTTTGCAAAGCATACTGAAATTATCATTATCTCCAGAACTTGCGGATAGATTTACTCCAGAAGGTAAACTATCAAGTTTTACCTCAAATAGATTAGGTCTTGCACCGCCGCGAGATAGTGCCTTTTTAAAATCTGAAAGACTGTGAGCCATTTTAGAATTCCTCCTTTGTAATTAATTTATTAAAATCAAACAGTACCAACAACTTCCTCAAACGCAACGCCAGTTCTGGTTGCTACGAATGTAAGAGTTACATAATTGATGGATTTTGCAGGTTTCAGGAAAATATCTGCTCTAAATTCATTGTTATCAATAACATCCGGAGTGTTATTTGTCTCATCACACTTAACGAAGAATCCATAAAGACCTCTCTTTGCTTGAACATCACGTAGGTAAGGTTCAACGACGTTTACAAAGTTTGATCTAGTAATTTCATCATTCAATTCGAAGAGCTGTGCTTGTGCAAGTCTTTCAAGTGCCTGTTCAACAGTTAAGAATAAACGACGAACGTTAATTCTATCAAATGCAGATGCATATCCAAGAGCAGTTTTATCTCCAAAGAGAAGAATTCCAATTCCTGGTTGATTGATAATTGCGTTAATTCTTAATGGGTAAAGTTGATCTCTTTGTGCTTTATTTGGATTATATGCCAATTTAATAGCATTATTTAAGATTCCTCTTTGCTGTCCTGCAGGGGAGAACCAAGGATATGCAAAGATACTAGTGCGAACCATCAATCCAGCAACATCTGGGTTGCAAGGAATATATCTAAATCTATTATTGAATCTATCATAAGTGTACTTATATCCACTATCAAATACTACATAAGATGAAGATGAAAGTGGAGAGAAGAATTCTATTATATTATCAGTTTGAGTATCTGGATTTGTAATATCTACAACATCTTGACGATGTGGTGAAATAACCGCAACACAATCTTTTCTTTGATTTGCGATAGAAATGAGATGATTTGCTTTTGCTTGAGATTCAAATTTATTCTGAAGTCCAGGTCCCATAATTAGATAGTCAACTGCAATTTCATCTC